GCTAGTGCTTTTGTGTATCTAGAAGCTAATCTATCGTAGAGGTTATCTTCGATAGCTTCTTCTGTGATAGCGAAAGCAAGCGCGATCGTTTCCATAGTGTAACGTGCAGTGTAAGTCTCTTGCGCTTCATCGTATGATACGCCTTGACCTTCTGCTTTTACATTAGCGTTAGCGAATCCTGATAACATTACTTCCTCTTCGAAAGCTCTGTCACTAGACTCGGTTACGTATATTTCGGCAGACTCATTGTCATACCGTTTGTACTCCAGCCCAAATAGTGCATTTAGGCCTGGTTCTAGTTCTTTAACTAGCTGTGCTCTTGATATTGCCATTGTCTATATGCTCCTATTATTGCCACGTGATACCAGCTGAACCAGTGTTTTGTAAGTATTGGTTAAGGTTGTGAGCAACTACAACTGAAGTATATGCTGCAGTTAAGTCGTTGTTCTCAGGGTCCTCAGCCGTTCTTATTAAACGCCATTGGTTTGCTGCCACGTCTACAGTGCCGGTTGTTAGCGTTGAAGTAGATTGACCAGAAATTTCTGATCCCGCAGCTGTCACAGTTACGCCATATGTTTTACCATATCCCGCTTGTGCTACTGCACCATCCGTTGCACAAACAAAAAGTTGGAACGGATTATCTATTACGAACGCTGTCAAGTCTTCACTGTTCGCTGGAGTAATAGGTTGGTTGTACCAGTTCGCCCACGTCGGCTTCAAAGTTGTCGCCGCATTGTAGAAGATACCGTTTAACACACCTATACTTAGATTGGTAATAGCTGCTTGCGCAGTTTTGATGTATCCCACTTTGCTCTGTACTACAGAACCTTGGAATAGATCAGCATTGTACGCAGCATCTATATAGTATTTGCCTTGTCCACCAGTAGCCGGTGTTGAACCGATCGTACCTGTAGGAATCAAACCAAATCCTGCTGTGTTACTATTTGCCATAGTTATTACTCCTTTTGTCTATATCTCTATAGACGGTTGATTTAAATCGATAGTAGGGAATTGGTTGTTATCCCGAGAATAGTTAAAAAATTAACTTTTCTTTGTACCACCGAAGGTTACACGAGACTGTCGATCGACATCGATCGGCATACTCTTATGTTGTTCCCTTAGCAAGTCGGTTTCAACTGCTTCGTCTTGTCCTTCAGTAAGTTTCTTCTGATATTCAACACGTTGCTTCGCGAGTTCTTCGGGTATCCTAGCCAACAGTAGGCCTCCTACTCCAATCACTCCAGCGTATTTACCTTCGGCAACTACAGGATAGTCAGAATCTTTATATTCATCAGCTCTCACTAATTCATATCCTTCTCTGAGTCTTCCATAAATATTTTTACTATCTTGAAATCCTACAGATTCAGCTCTGATCCATCTGTGCCTAAAGCCATTAGGCGCTGGTGGTGCATCCAGAGAGGATGGTGGCTTGTACACTTTTGGTCTTTCAGTGTTTGACCGTGTATCAGCCGCACGAGAAGTTGTTTTTTTGTCTTTTGTCATATGCTTATGCCTCCTTCGTGAGTTTTAATTGTTTTGCATATTCTTCGAGTGGCACACCTAATTTTTTAGCTATTGCTACTTGAGATGATGTGAGTCTCATTTGTTTGCGACCAGTTTTTGCACTTCTATTCGCAGAAGCCACCGACTGAACGGGTCTAGTCGTTTGTATATCTCCACTATTATCAAATTTATTAGGAAAGTCAACTCTTATACGTTTGTCTATTTCTTCATAATATTCATTTGATTTAGGATCATAACCTTCTTTTTCTACTAGATCTTTGTGAATCTCGAACGCTGTAAATGTCATAGCTCGGTTAGTTCCGAACCATCTATTTTTAGCAGCCCAATCTTCAGCCATAGGATCAGCTTGAGGTAATGATTGTGGAGCTTGTTTTGGTAGATTTCCACCGTCAGAAAGCTGTGCAGGTTTCTCATCCTGTACAACTCTTTGTTGTTGTATTTTCGCATTTTCGAACGCTAGTTCGGCAATACGTTTATTTGCTTCGACTTGAGCAGCTGCATCACCTGCTTCAATGGCTTGCGCTAAACTTTTCTGCGCAGAATCCATTCCAGTTTTTACATGCTCCTCAACTTTTTTAGTATAATCAGCATCGACTTTTTGAAATCTTTCCTGATCAAGTTGTCTTTTAGTTTCTAAAGCTTGAGCATATTGTATGGCAGCTTCTTCTCTTCGTTCTGCTTCTCTCATCTTACGAGTAAGTTTAGCAATACGTGATTGAACTCCTTTACTATAATCCTCTAACTTAGAATCTTCTTGTTTTTGTTCCTTTTTTATTTCTTTTGTTGTTTCGTCTTTTTCTGTTTCTTGTTCCGGGGTACTTGTTTCCTCTTTAGGGGCTTCCGTTTCAACAACGGCTTCCTCCTTTGTTTCTTCAATAGTTACATCTACTTCAGGTCCTGAAGTATCTATATCTACTGTTTTCTTTTCCTCTGGCATAGTTTCTCCTTTTCTATGTTAGAATTGATGCAAGATATCCTCTGGATTCTTGACAGTTGCTAAAACTTCATCTTCATTTAACAACCTTACTTCCCCACCTTCAATTTGTATACGTGACCCTGCATATCTTGCAAACATCACCCAATCACCAACCTTGCACCATGGGCCATGAGGATAACGTTCTTTATCCTTATAACATTGTGGACCCATTGCTAATACGTTTCCGCATTGTGATGCAATCTGTTGTTTGTCTATAGTTTCATGTGAAAATAAAACTCCACCTTTAGATTTTTCGTTCATTCTAAATGGAAGAACTAACATTCTCCAACCTGTTGGTTGTGGAAGTTTATCTTTTTCGTTTGTAATTTCTTTTTTAGGTTTGGATTTTTTTAATCCAACTAATTCTTTATTTGGTGTGATTATCTTTGGGCTTTGCGCCGTTGATGTTAATGACTGTTCCTCTGTTTTCATTTTGCTCCTTATCGTCTAGCAGGTTAGAGAGTTCCTGTTTAGTTGCCTCTAGGGCATTTATTTGTCCTATTATATACTTATATGTTTCCATATTGTCAACCCCTCCGGACGTTACAGAGATTGCTAATGATTTAATTCTATTATCTAAAGCTCTTCTTAATTTATAGATTACGTTTTCTAAATCAACCATATTATACTACACCAACTGCACTTAAACAGCTAGGGCAATTCTTTCTAAATCTATTGTGGTCACTACAATGTAAGACCGCTTCTTCCTTTTTTTCAACAGGATTTTCTAAAACTACTGGTTCTTCTTTTTTACTGAATAAACCTTTTACCCAGTTTATAAAATGTGTGATCATTATTTGATTTGACAGCCTACTTTTTTACCAGCCATGACTATGCCACCGCTAGCATATTTTTTTCTCTTATCACCTCTAACCCACATATGTGGTCCAGTAGGTCTAGGTCTGTTAGGACCTTTTGCGCTTCCACCTTTTTTAAGTGGTTGCATCTCTCTTTTAGGAGGATATTTTTTTGGCATTTTGTAAATAATAAGATCTTCTGGAGAAGGTCTTTTTGTACCACCTGGAACCTTAGGCATTTTTTTATGTTTTGATAACATATCTTTAAGTTTACCTATATTACCTGAATCTGGTCCACCACCATAAGTTTTAAATTTTTTTCTTCTGCCTCTTGCTGAAGGTCCAGCTTTAGGTTTTTGTTTTTGTTTTGGATCTGGTCCAAATTTTCTTCGTGGACCTGCGCTTTCTGACGGTGGTCTTGTTGTTTGATATGGGCTTGGTTTTGCTCTTCCACCTGTTGCTAATTCTTTTCTAATTCTAGATTTTTCTTCTTTTAAATTTCTTTTGCCTCTTGAAGTGTATGCTTTTTCAGCATCTACTCTTCCAAGTTCTTCTAATCTGTTTTCTCTTCTAGTGTTTCTAAAACTTCTTCCTCTTTTATGTCCTCTACTAGGTTTTAAAATTCTTATAGGCATATTATTTTCCTTTTCTTTTCTTAGCCATTTTCTTAAATGTCATTGCTAACGCTTTTGCTCGTCCAGTGCAACCTTTTTTTGTAATAGGTGTACACTTTCCTTTAGTTTTACGTTTTT